GCTGGCCTGGTCGTGACGTCTCGCGATGTACGCCGCCTGATCCACCGATACGGCGGACGCTGCGCCTACTGCGGCATCAAGCCGGGGAGCCTTCACCTTGACCACGTAGTTCCGATCGCCCGCGGTGGCCGTCACTCAATCGGAAACCTGCTGCCTGCCTGTCAGGACTGCAACCTGTCGAAGAACGCTACGCCCCTCTCGGTGTGGCGCCATCGGAGGGAGGGCGCTCGACATGGCCGGACGGGGGATGGCACCCAAGGCGACACGGTCGCGGGCACGCGACTCCAAGGCGCGCGATGCCGAGATGCGGAGCGTCGAGGACGACGGCGAGCTGCGCGGGCCGCCGCTGCCTGAGGGGGTCCTGCCGGACGGTGAGGACTGGCACCCGCGCACGAGGCAGTGGTGGGACACCTGGCGGCGCTCCCCTCAAGCTCAGACCTTCATCGACACCGACTGGGACTTTCTCCTGGACACGGCCCTTCTGCACGCCATCATGTGGAGCCGAGGGCGGTGGGAATTCGCGTCTGAGGTTCGGCTGCGGGCTGCGAAGTACGGGGCGACGCCGGAAGACCGGATGAGGTTGAAGCTGAAGATCGAGACTCCGGCGGATCGGTCGGCTCCGCCTGAGACGCCGCGGTCTACGTCGGACCGGCGAAAGAACCTGCGGATCGTTTCGGAGGATGCCGTGTAGGGGGTGCCATGCCGTGGCGCGGACCCCAGTACGACGGCGAGTTCCCTTCTCTCGGGCACCTCATCGTGGAGCACATCGAGGAGTTCCTCTGCCACGGTCCTGGCGACGTTGTCGGCGAGCCGATCGAACTGGACGATGAGTTCTACGCGTTCATCGTGAAGGCCTACCGGCTGGATCCGGAGACGGGCCGCCGTGTGTACCGGAGGGCGTTCCTGTCGCGGGCGAAGGGGCGGGCGAAGTCTGAGATCGCCGGGATGCTGGTGTGCGCGGAGGCGCTGTTCCCGGTTCGCTTCGACGGCTGGGATGCGAACGGGGAGCCGGTCGGCCGACCGGTGAAGTCGCCGTTCATCCGCTGCCTGGCTACGGAGGAAGGCCAGTCCGGCAACACCTACGACAACGTCTCCACGATGCTTGAGTACCTGATCGAGCATCATGGCGACGACTTCCCGGGCGTCGATATCGGCAAGTCGGCTCAGTCTTCGAGCCGGATCATCCTGCACCACCAGCGCGGCGAGATCACCCCGTCGACGGCTTCTTCCGCGGCGAAGGACGGTGGCAAGGAGACTTTCGCGGTCTTCGACGAGACGCATCTGTACGTGCTGCCGGAGCTGCGGCGAATGCATGGCACGGTGCGCCGGAACCTGCGGAAGCGTAAGGAAGCCGAGCCGTGGTGTCTTGAGACGTCGACGATGTACGAGCCGGGCCAGGATTCGGTTGCGGAGGCCACGCACACCTACTTCAAGGCCATCAAGGAAGGCCGGGTGCGCGACGCGGACGCAGCGGGGCTGCTGTTCGATCACCGGCAGGCCGCCGACGGTGTCGACCTCGCCGACCGTGAAGCTCTACTGGCAGGCCTCAAGGAGGCTTACGGGCCGGCCTCTGCCTGGATGGATCTGGACGGCATCATCGCGGAGATCTGGGATCCGCAGTCGGCGCCTTCGGATTCGCGCCGGTACTGGCTGAACCAGCCGGTTGCGGCAGAGGACGCGTTGCTGGATCCGGGCGAGTGGGCGAAGTGCGTTTCGGAGGAACGCCTGCGGGACGGTGACGAGATCGCGCTCGGCTTCGACGGCGGAAAGACCGATGACGCGACCGTGCTGCTGGCAATGCGTGTCTCGGACCGGCTTGTGCAGCCGCTCGGGATCTGGGAGCGCCCGGAAGGGCCGCTGGGGAAGAACTGGGAAGTCGACCGTAAGCAGGTGTCTGACCTGGTAGCGCACGCGTTCGGCCGCTACCAGGTTCGGGCGTTCTTCGCGGACGTCAAGCTGTGGGAGTCGTACATCGACGAGTGGGGCGAGACGTACCGGGATGAGCTGCTGGTGAAGGCATCCGTCAGGTCGGCGATCGGCTACGACATGCGTGGCCACCAGCAGGAGTTGACGAAGGCGACCGAGGCCCTGGTACAGGCGATCATCGACCGCAAGATCCTCCACACCGGCGATCCCGTGCTGACGCGGCATGTGGGGAATGCTCGGCGGCGGCCGAACAGGTGGGGCGTTTCGTTCGGCAAGGAGTCGCGGGAGTCGCCGAAGAAGGTCGACGGCTTTGCGGGCATGCAGTTGGCGGACATGGCGCGGCGGGCGTTGCTCGCCTCCCCGGAGTGGGCCAAGCGGCAGAAGAAGCGGAAGCGCACGGGTCGGGTTCACGGGTTTGCGTAGGGAGGTGGGCGGCGCGTGGCGGTGATGGGTGAGGATGCGGCGGTGTCGATGGCGCGGCGCCTGCTGAAGCTGCGGGATTCGGAGCAGGAGCGTCTGAACAAGATTCAGCGATACATGTGCGGCAAGCACGACAGCGTCTACGTGCCGAGAGGAGCGCGGGCGGAGTACCGGTGGCTGATCGAGCGGGCCCGGGTGAACATCCTGCCGCTGGTGGTCACTGTGGTGGCGCAGAACATGTACGTGGACGGCTACCGTCCGGCGGGCGGCGACGAGAACGCGGCGCCGTGGACGGTGTGGCAGGCGAATCGGATGGATGCTCGGCAGCACGGCATCCACCGGTCGGTTCTCACTTACGGGGCTGCGTATGCGGTGGTGATGCCAGGGAAGCCGGTCCCCGTGATCACGCCGTTCTCGCCGCGGCGCATGACGGCCCTGTACGCGGATCCGGTGAACGACGAGTGGCCGATCTTCGCGGTCGAGGACCGGCTGGAGAACACCGCGAAGGGGCAGCGGCGTGTGGTGCGGGTGTATGACGATCGGGCCCGGTACACGCTGGTGGGGGCTGCGGACGGCTCACAGTTGGCGCCGGACGGCGACCGGTGGGTGATGAGTCACAACCTCGGGGTGTGCCCGGTGGTGCGGTACGTCAACACCGCGGATCTCGACGGCGATGGCGTGGTCGGCGAGGTTGAGCCGCTGATCGACACGCAGGACCAGTTGAACATGACCACGTTCAACCTGCTGATGGCGCAACAGTATGCGGCGTTCCGTCAGCGCTGGGTGACCGGCATGGCGCCTCCGCTGGACGAGCAGGGCAATGCGATGGAGCCGTTCCGGTCCCGCGTCGACGGCCTGTTCGTCGCCGAGGACGTGGATACGAAGTTCGGCGAGTTCGGCGCCACGGATCTGAAGGGCTACTTGGATTCGAGGGAGTCGACGATTCGGCACGTCGCCACTCTGTCGCAGGTTCCCCCCTACCATCTGCTCGGCCAGATGGTGAACCTCTCCGCCGAGGCCCTGGCCGCGGCGCGCGACGGCCTGGATCGCAAGACGGACGAGCGTGAGTCGCTGTGCGGCGAGGGGCATGAGCAGATGCTGCGCCTGGTCGGTCTGGCTTCTGGGGATACGGTCGCTTGGGAAGACACCGCAGCGCAGGTCGTGTGGCGGGACACGTCGGCTCGTTCGCTGGCGCAGACGGTGGACGCGCTGGGCAAGCTGGTGACGATGCTCGGGGTTCCGCCACAGGAACTGTGGGAGAAGATCCCCGGCGTCACACAGACTGATGTGGAGCGTTGGAAGACGGCGGCGTCTGAAGGTGACGCCATGAACCGGCTGAACGGCATCATCGAGAAGCAGATGCAGCCTCCGCCCGACGCTCAGTTGCCGTCCGAGTCGCCTGTGGCGGCGTGAGGTGGCCGTCCGGCCGCAGCCTGCGCAGCGGTTCCGCCGGGTGCAGGCGCTTCTGGCTGCACAGATGGCTCAGCAGGTGCTCCGTGTGTGGCGTGAGCTGATGAACCCGGCGAAGGTGGATGCGTCGTGGCCGGCCGTGCGGTCTGCTCTGATGCCGATCGTGCAGCAGGCTCGTGCGCAGTCTTCGGTGTTGGCGCAGGCGGCGTACCGGGAGGCCCGCGCTGAGGCAGGTGTGGGTGCTGACGGTTTCGAGCCTTCGGGCCCGCTTCCGCTGGCGATCAAGCGCTTGGAATCGGCTCTGGATGTGACGGGGCCGGTGGAGTTCAAGAAGGCGATCGCTGCTGGCAAGAGTCCTCAGCAGGCGATGGATGCCGCTGCGGTGCGGATGGTGGGCTCCACGCAGTATCTCGCGCTTGAGGGCGGCCGGTCGGTGATGAAGGAGTCCATCGACGCCGACGAGCGGGCGACGGGTTGGGCGCGGGTCACCGACAGCGACCCTTGCGCGTGGTGCGCGATGCTCGCTTCCCGCGGGCCGGTCTACAAGTCGGCGAAGACGGCAGGAGATCCGCGGCAGGGCGGCAATCGCTATCACGACCATTGCTCTTGCCAGGCGTGGCCGGCGTTCACGAACGACGAACCCTTCATCGGCATCGCCGAGAAGCTCTATGACGACTGGCTGGCAGCAACGCGAGGCCGCGGCGGTACGCACGCCGTGAACGCGTTCCGCCGCTGGTGGGAGTCGGAAGGGCGCGCCGCCTATGCGGCACCTGAGCGTCCCTGACTCCCGAATCGGTGCCCCTTCGGGCCCGTTCAGCTCCACCGAGGCGCCCGCCGACATGGCCGGCGCCTTCCGCATGACCACCCCCGCGTCTGCCGACATGGCGGCGCACCCGACACGGGAGCCCATCAATGGCCGAGAACACTTCGGAGACCGCCGGCGGCACGCAGGCAGTCCCGACCCCCGCCGAAGCCGTCGCCGCGGGCCAGATCCCCGCCCAGACCCCGACCCAGCTCCCGCAGCAGCCAGCCGCGTCGGAGTCGAAGCCGGAGGTCACGGACTGGGAGGCCGAGGCGGCGAAGTGGAAGTCACTGTCCAGGCAGCATGAGCGGCAGCACCTGTCCGCACTCGGCTTCAAGTCGAAGGACGAGATCGACCATCTGCGGCAGGCGGCCCAGAAGTACGCCGAGTTCGAGGACACGCAAAAGTCCGAGCTCCAGCGGGCCAACGAACGAGCGCAGAGCGTCGAGCAGAAGCTCGCAGATCTGCAGTCGACGAACGCCCGCCTCATGGCCGCGGCCACGCACAACATCCCGCCGGACCTGATCGACCTTCTCGGCTCAGGCAGTGACGAGGAGATCAACGCGCGAGCCGAGGCGCTCGCCGAGCGCCTCAAGGCCACAGCGCCTCCCCCTGCCGCCACGCAACACCGGCCCGTCGAGTCGCTGACACCGGGCGCGGCCACCGCCTCCGGATCCGCGGAGGCGACCCCCGACCAGTGGATCCGCCGGATGGCCGGCCGTACCCCCTGACCTGAATCTCACCGCAGCACCGGAATCACCCGCACGGGGCCGGGGTCGCTGCATTTCCGAAAGGAGACCCCGTGCCTTACGACTCTCTGATCTCTCGGGACGCCAGCAACGATCCGCTGGTCCCGGAGCCGGTTTCGGCTCAGATCATCCAGGAGATGCCTGCCGCGTCCGCGCTGCTGCAGCGTGCCGCGCAGGTGCCGATGTCGACGAAGACGCAGCGGCAGCCCGTCCTCGACGTGATGCCGATCGCCTACTTCGTGGGCGGTGACACCGGTCTGAAGCAGACGTCGGCGCAGGACTGGAAGAACGTCGACCTGATCGTGGAGGAGATCGCGTCGATCGTGCCGATCCCCGAGGCGTACCTCGACGACGCGCAGATGCCGATCTGGGACCAGGTGCGTCCGCGTCTCGTGGAGGCGATCGGTGCGAAGCTGGACGGTGCGGCACTGTTCGGCACCGACAAGCCGTCGACGTGGCCGACTGCCGTGTACCAGTCGGCGGTCGCGGCGGGCAACGTCACGATCTCCGGTACCGGCGACGACTTCGCGCAGGACGTCGCCGTGGTCGCGGAGAAGGTCGCGCAGGACGGGTTCGCCGTGAACGGGTTCATGTCCCGGCCGGGCCTGACGTGGAAGCTGAACGGCCTGCGTTCGGCGGACGGCATCCCGATCTACCAGCCGAACCTGCAGGGCACGCCGGGCGGCACCCTGTACGGCTACCCGATGTCGGAGCTCACCAACGGCGCCTGGGACACGTCGGAGGCGGAGCTGCTGATGGGTGACTGGCGCAAGGCGATCGTCGGCATGCGGCAGGACATCAGCTTCAAGCTGTTCACCGAGGGCGTCATCTCCGACGACGACGGCAAGGTCATCCTCAACCTGATGCAGCAGGACTCCGTCGCGATGCGCGTCGTGATGCGGGTGGCGTTCGCCACGGCCAACCCGGCGACGCGTCTGAACAGCAACTCGGCGACCCGCTCGCCGTTCGGCGTGGTTCAGGCGACGACCGCCGCGTCCTGACCGAGTACGGCCGGCGGCCTCCCCAGGGGGCTGTCGGCCGTCGGTAGATCGGAGTTCCTGTTGCGGGTGCTGGCGATGCTGCACGCCTATCCTCCGGGCCACAATGCGGGTGCGGAGTGGGCGGCTCACAGCCTGCTGCGCGAGCTGGTGGTGCGCGGGTATGAGGTGGATGTTCTGCTGTCGGATCCTCGGTCGGCGGATGTCGGGTACGAGATCGATGGCGTGAGCGTGCACCCGTACCGGGGCAAGGCCGATCCGTCGCCGTGGATGCGCGGCGAGGGCCGTGCGCGGGTGATTGTGACGCATCTGGAGAACACGGCCCGCGCGTCGGTGCTGGGTGAGTTGAACCGGATCCCGGTGGTGCATCTGCTGCACAACACCTTCGAGAAGTCGAAGGCGTGGCTGGTGAAGGGCGCCCCGTCGCTGGTGGTGTACAACACGGCGTGGATGAAGGCGGATGCGGAGGCGTGGTGGCGGCGCAACCGCGGGGACCGTCCGATGCCGTGGGGCATCACTGTGCACCCACCGGTTGCGGTCGCCGACTACCTGGCGTCGCCGGGGGATCGGGTCACGCTGGTCAACTTGACGGAGGAGAAGGGCGCGAAGGTCTTCTACGCGCTCGCCGAGCGTATGCCGCGCCGTAAGTTCCTTGGCGTGATCGGCGGTTACGGGGCTCAGATCGTGCGTGAGGATCTTCCGAACGTGGAGATCGTCCCGCACACGCCGGGGGACCGCATGGCGAAGGACGTGTACGCGCGTACCCGGGTGCTCCTGGCGCCGTCGGTGTACGAGTCCTACGGGCGAGTCGCCGTCGAGGCGATGTGCTCCGGGATTCCCGTGGTCGCGCACCCGACCCCGGGCCTCATGGAATCCCTGGGGGAGGCCGGCGTTTTCGCCGACCGGGACGACTTGGACGCGTGGGAGGCCGCAGTGAAGCGCCTGTTCTCGCCGAAGGTGTACCCGCAGGCTTCGAAGGCTTCCGCAGCGCGTGCGGCGGAGCTCGATCCGGGTCCGGAGCTCGATCTGTGGTGCCAAGCCGTGGAGGGGGTGGCTCGCCGTGGATCCCCTCGCTAGCCTCACCGACCTTTCGGATCGTCTTGGGCGTCCGCTCACTGTCGCCGAGGAAGCGCGGGCTTCGGCTCTGCTCGCCGACGCTTCGGCGAAGGTCCGTTCGTACACGAAGCAGAACTTCACCCGCACCGACGATGAGACCGTGGTGGTGCGGGCCCAGCAGGGGGAGATCCGGCTGCCGCAGCGCCCGGTCATCGACGTGACGGCCGTGGTGGCGATCGGCGCCGGCGGGGCCCCGGATGTGCCGGTGGTGGGCTGGCGGTGGGACGGCTTGGACATCATCCGTGTGGCGGCCGACACTTCCGTCATCAACTTGCCGGAGGACTGGTACGACGACGTTGAGGCGTATCCGGGCACCTACCGCGTCGTCTACAGCCACGGTGACGCCCAGGTGCCGGACATTGTGGTCGCCGTCGTCGCCCGGATGGCGCTGCGAACCTTGACCGCCCCGACGATGGCGGGCGGGATCACGGGGGAGACGATCGGCCCGTACACGTACCGCACGGACGGCTCTGGTGTCGGCACGGCTGTGCTGATGACGGACGAGGATCGCCGGGAGCTTGCCGATGCCGGGTTCCGGCCGAAGGCGGGCATGTCGATGGTGAGGTACCGGTGACGGGCGCGCTGAACGTGGTGGCCCGGGTGCACGCCTATCCGCCCGATCACAATGCGGGTGCGGAGTGGGCGCTGCATGAGATGCTGCGGGCTCTCGTCGGGCGGGGCCATGAGGTGTCGGTGTGGCTGTCGCGGCAGGCGGCGAGCCGCGAGCCGTACAGCGTGGATGGTGTGCGGGTCGTGCCGCATGCGGGCGGCGGCGATGCCCGGTTCGCTCGGGCCGTGGCCAGGGCGAGCGCGGTGGTCAGTCATCTGGAGAACGTGCCGGGCGCAGCCTGCTTGGCCCGCGGGTTCGGCAAGCCGCTGATCGTTGTATGCCACAACACGTTCGGCCTCACGTGGCAGCCCATGCTGGAGGGGTCTTCGGCGCTGGCGGTGGTGAACTCGCAGTGGATGCTGGCGAAGGCCGAGGAAGTCTTCGACGGGCAGAGGTGTCGTCCGGATCGGATGCTGGTGGTGCGGCCTCCGGTGTGGCCGGAGGAGTACCGGGCGCCGCGCGGCGACTGCATCACGCTGGTGAACTGCACTGTGACCAAGGGTGTGCGGGTGCTGGCCGAACTCGCGGAGCGCATGCCGGAGCGGAAGTTCCTTGCGGTGAAGGGCGGCTACGGGGAGCAGGAGCCTCCGGTGCTGGACAACGTGCTCGTGCTGGATCATCTGCCGGGGCGGGAGATGCGGGACGCGGTGTATGCGCGGACGCGTCTGCTGCTGATGCCGTCGGACTACGAGTCGTGGGGCCGGGTGGGTGTGGAGGCGATGTCCTCCGGCATCCCTGTCCTGGCGCACCCGACCGCAGGGCTCACCGAGTCTTTGGCGGGCGCGGGAATCTTCTGTGATCGCGACGACGTGGATGCGTGGCAGGCCGAGATCGAGCGGCTCGATGACCGCGACGCGTACCAGGCGGCCTCACGGAAGGCGAGAGCCCGCTCGAAGGCCCTCGATCCGGCAGCCGATTTGGCGGCCTGGTGCGAGGCGGTCGAGGAGGTGGCTCGTGCACGAACTGCCGCACGGTGACACGGTCACGATTCTGCGCCCCGGCTCGCCAAGCCGGGACGTCTACGGGAACGACGTGCCGGGCCCGCCGACGGAGATCCCCGTCCCAGGGTGTGCGGTGGCACCCCGGGACGGGACGGGCTCCGGCACGAACGAACTCACGGACGCCCGGGACACGGTCATCTCGGGCCTGATGCTGTACGCGCCCTACGGCACCGACATACGGGCCACCGACCAGATCCGCGTGGACGGGGACGTCTACACGGTGGAGGGCCGCGCGGGCAGCTTCCGGTCGCCGTTCACCGGGTCGACGGGACCGGTCGTGGTGGCGTTGGAGCGAGTGACCGGCTAGTTACGGGCATGTTCGACGGCCGCCACGAGTTTCTGCGCGGCGTCGTTGCTGCTGCGGCGAATGGACAGGCTATGCGGGTCACTGAGTGGTGGGCGCCCGCCCTGCGCGAGTCCCGACTTCTCGCCTGCCGGAAGGCTGCCGGGCAGCACGAACTGCACGTAGCCGTGCATGAGGAGCGTGCCCGGCTTGAAGCGGGTTCCGGTGACGTCGGCGGCCCGGATCCGTACAGGCGCCGGCTTCGGTCCGACGGGTGTCTTGGTGATGGTCACCCACTCTCCGTCGAAGTGGATGCTGCCGAGCACTCCCTTGACCTGAATGTCCATGTCCGCCCCCAGCGGCTTGAGTTGCAGGAGGGGCTATGGCAGCACGGTTCAAGATGAAGCGCAAAGGTGTCGGCGAGATGCTGCGGATGCCTGGTATGCAGGCGGAGATGCTGCGCCGCGCCGAGGTCATCAAGGCGATTGCGGCTGCCACGTCGCCGGTGTACGAGAAGGGGCCGCACGTCGGGCACTACAAGGCGTCGTGGGAGACGGACAGCACCAGCCGAGGCGGCCGTCGGCGTGACCGGGCGGTGGGCTACGTGCGGAACACGTCCAGGTACGCACGGTTCGTGGAGTACGGCACTGAACGGGTTGTGGCGCATCACGTCCTGCTTCGGGCTGCGCAGGCGGGCGGGGCGGACTGATGTGGCCCGACGCAGAAGCCGAACTGGCGGCGTGGCTCACGGCGGTGTTGGACGTGCGGCACGTCACGGACCTCCCCGCAGACCTCGCAGACGTTCTGCCGATCAACCAGCTGCAGCGGGTTGGCGGCGACGATGACGGGATCCGCTTGGAACGGGCCCTCGTCACGGTGGACAGCTACGCCTCCGACCGTGCAGCGGCGTCCTTGCTGGCCAGGAGGACCCGCAATGCGCTGGTCGTGACCTTGAGGGGCGTACAGACCACGAATGCGGTGTTCGGCCGGGTGTCGACGATTTCGGCGCCCGCATGGCGCGACTACGAGAATCCGGCGCTGCGACGCATGGGCGCTACCTACGAAATCTACTTCCACCCGGTCTCCTGACCGGCCGAGGGCCCGCGCCGGACCTTCAAGTTCCCGCCCGTGCGCGGGCTTCACCATGTCTGGAGACAACGATGGTCAACATCACCCGCGCAGCGGACCTGCTGGAGGTCGGTGCGAATGGCGCCGGCTGGACGGCTCCGCTCGGTACGGCGTCGCCTGGCGATCCGGAGGTGCAGCCGCTGGCGCCGTGGGCGCCGTTGGGCGCGATCTCGGACGACGGTCTGGTGCAGGGTTTCGAGGAGGACACGCAGTCGTTCACGCCGTGGGGGTATACGGCGCCGATCCGCACCACGATCACGTCGTCGCTGCGGACGTTCGGGCTGACGGTGTGGGAGGTGGGCCGGACGACGGTGCAGTCGCTGCAGTACCGGCTCGATGTCGCGGATCTGGCGCCGGTGTCGGGTCTGACGTCGTTCGCGGAGACCGCGTCTCCGGTGCCGGACCGGCGCGCGTTCTGGTTCGTCGTCCTGGACGGCGACTCCTTCCAGCGCGGCTTCTACGTCCCGGAGGGTGAGATCACGGAGCGCTCGGACGTCACACACAAGCAGGACGAGATCGCCGGCTTCGAGTGGACGATCACGGCCTACCCGGACGCGTCCGGCAACACGGTCTACCACTTCGACCGGGTGCCGGAGACCGCGGCGTACACCGGGTCCTGAGCGGGTGGGCGGGTCGACATAGCCAGCCGGCGCGGGCCCGGCCCGCCCACCTTTCCCTTTTCCAGCCCGCGCCGTATCGGTAAGGAGCCCGCGCCGTGGCCAACACGCGTACCAGTAGCACGAGCAGGAAGCCGCGGACCGCGGCACGAGCAGCGTCCCGTCCGTCGGCGGCCCGCGATGTCGTGGAACCGGAGGACTTCGACGACGAGCCGGACGTGTCGGAGGCGGAGGCCCAGGAGATCGAGGCCGTCAGCAAGCATGTGACGGGTCTGCTGTGTGGTGAGGATGTCCGCATCATTCCGCCGGGGGCGTGGCGGCAGTCGTGGCAGCGGCTGCTGAACCAGGGGCAGATCGACGCGTTCGCGAAGATCGTGCTCCACCCGGACGACTACGAGCTGTACGACGAACTCGATCCGACGAACGACGAGTTCGGTGAACTCATCAACGATGCTGCCCAGCGGGCCGGTGAGAGCCTGGGGAAATCCAGTGGACCCGCTCCGTCGTCGAGGCGCACGCGGAGGCGGTAGAAGCCGACCTGCTGCGCTACTACCCGGGTGTGGATCTCCTCGATGTGTACCGGGGTGCGATGTCGTGGCGCAGGCTGCGGGTGCTGATCCAGCATCTGCCGCCGGAGTCGGCGACGTTGACGGCGATGCGGAACGCGATGCCGCCGGAGGAGATCGCCGCGCAGGCCGAGACGGGCGAGCCGGAGAGGGCCCGCTGGTCGCAGCTGGAGCAGCTGCAGGCGTCGACTCTGGACGCGGTGCGCCGTGTGGAGTGGGTGCTGTGGAGCGTGAACATCGAGAAGAAGTCGGAGCGCCCGGATCCTCCGGAGCCGACTCGCAGGCCTGGTGCGGCACCGCGTAAGGCGAAGCCGAAGCTGACCGAGAAGTCCGCCGACAGGCTGTTCCATCTGTTGAACGGGGGCGCCGCGTAGGGCGCCGGGAGGAGGCTCCCGGTGCCCGCTATCTCCGTCGGCAGCGTCGAGGTCGATGTTCTGCCCAACGTGCAGGGCATCTACGGGCGCCTGCGCAGTGCACTGGTTCCGGCGGCGACTCGGGCCGGCCGGGATGCGGGCGATGCTGCCGGGCGCGCGTTCGGGCCGGCCATGCAGGGCCAGGTCGACGGTGTGGGTTTGCAGATCGGCCGGCAGATCGGCCGGCAGATCGCGAGCCAGGTGACGGCGTCGCTGCGGACTGCGATCCGGGACGGTGTCACTCAGGGCGGGCGGACGGCTCGTCCGGCGGCCACTCGGCAGGGTGAGCAGACGGGTGGGGCGTTTGCTCGGTCGCTGCGTGCTCGTCTGGAGGCGGCTTTCCGGTCGATGCCGCGTCTGGATGTTCGGCTGTCTGACACGGGCGTGGATGCGGATCTGGCCCGTCTGCGGGCCCGGCTGGAGACGCTGGCCGGGAAGACGGTCGGCATCGACATCGATGCGGCTACGGCTCGCGCTCAGGCTGCGGACATTGAGGAGCGTCTCCGCCGTATCGGCGCCGTGCACCCGAACGTAGCGGTGCGTGCGGACACGGCTGCCGCGATCGCCCAGTTGCAGGCTCTGCAGACGCAGATCGACGAGGTCACCGCCGATCCGGCCCGGATCCGGGTGGAGACCGACGGCACGTTCGGGCAGCGACTGCGCGCGCAGGTGCAGGCTGCTGAGGCGTCGCTGCCGAACATCAACCTGACCGCCGACTCGTCTGCGGCCGAGGTGGAGATCGCCCGGCTGAGGGCGCAGCTGACGGCGCTGCGGGACGTCCGGATCGGCGTCGACATGGACGCTGCGACGGCTACCGCCCGCATCGAGGCGATCCAGGCCCGCCTCCAGCGGCTTGCCGCGTCGGATGCCGATGTCGCGATCCGTGTCGACACAGCCGCGGCGGTGGCACAGCTGGCGGCGATCCAGGCGGCAGTGAACCGCCTGGACGGCCAGACGGCGAACGTGAACGTCAACGTCAGCGGCATGCAGATGCTGGTGACGGCGGCGCTCGCGTTCGGCCCGGCGATCATCCCGGCTCTGCCGGTGGTGGCGGCCGGCCTGGGTGCGGTGACTGCTGCTGCGGTGGCCGCGGGTGCGGGCATCGGGGCGATCGCTTTGGTCGCGGCGCCGGCGTTCAAGGGCATCGCCAGCGCGCTGCAGGCGCAGAAGTCTGCCCAGGATGCGGCGGCGAACTCCACGTACAAGGGCGGGGCGGCGTCGGGGCAGGGTGCGCGGCAGGCTCTGTCGGCTGCTGGCGCGCAGCAGTCGTTGGCGACGGCGCACCGGAATGCGGCCCGGCAGATTTCGCAGGCCCAGCAGGCTGTCGGGGACGCCGTCCGTAACGCGGCGGAGGCGAACCGGCGGGCCGCCGATCAGGTGAAGCAGGCGCAGCAGGGACTGGCGGATGCGGTGCAGCAGGCCGCGGACCGGCAGCGGGATGCAGCCGACCGTGTCGTGGAGGCGGAGCGGTCGCTGGCGGATGCCCAGCGCACTGCCCGGCAGGCTCAGGCAGATCTGACGCAGGCCCGCCGTGATGCGGCGGATGAGCTGCGGGAGCTGTCGGACCGGGTGGCGGGCGCCCAGCTCAGCGAGCGGGACGCGGCCCTGTCGGTGCAGGAGGCTGAGGTCCGCCTGCGCCAGGTGAAGGCGCAGGGCAGTAAGGCTTCGGCGATCGAGCAGCAGCGTGCCCAGCTTGCCTATGACCAGGCTGTGCAGCGGCTGAAGGAGCAGCAGCAGGAGACGAAGGATCTGTCGGCGGAGAAGAAGGCCGCAGACAAGGCGGGCGTTGAGGGGTCGGAGACGGTTCGGGATGCGCAGCAGCGGATCGCGGATGCGGACCGGGCGGTAGCCGATCAGCAGAAGGGTCTGGCGAAGGCGCGGCAGGAGCAGCAGCGTGCCGCGGTGGAGGGTGCGCGGAGTATCGCGGAGGCTCAGGCGAAGGTTGCCGAGTCGCAGCGGGCGGTGACGCGGACTCAGGAGGACGGGGCGCGCAGTGTGGCGCGGGCGCAGGAGAATTTGGCGGCGGCTCAGGCGTCGGCGGCGGATTCGATTGCGTCGGCGCAGCGGCAGATCGCGTCGTCGTCTTTGTCGGCGGCTGGCGGGATCGATCAGGCTGCGATCGCGCAGGCGAAGTACCAGGCGGAGCTGGACAAGCTGACTCCGTCGGCGCGGGAGACGTTCGACGCGTTCGTCGGTTTGCGGTCGGCGTTCGGCAAGTGGTCGAAGTCGTTGCAGCCCAAGGTGATGCCGATCTTCACGCGGGCGTTGAACGGGATGCGGAAGGCGCTGCCTGGTATCACGCCGTTCGTGAAGGAGGCCGCTGGGGCGGTCGGCGACCTTCAGGATCGGGTGTCGCGCGGGTTCAAGTCGCCGTGGTGGAAGTCCTTCAAGAAGGATCTTCAGGGTTCGGTGCGGCCCGCGATCATCGGGCTGGGTGTGTCGTTCGGTCGCGTTTTCAAGGGCATGGCCGGGATCGTGCAGGCGTTTTTCCCGCACATGGATTCGATCTCCGAGCGGATGCAGAAGATCACGGGCCGGTTCGCGAACTGGGGCACCAGCCTGAAGGGCAGCCCGGAGTTCGAGCGGTTCCTGGACTACTCGTCGACGATGGCCCCGAAGCTGGGCGACGCGCTCGGGAAGATCGCGGGCGCGTTCCTGTCGATCGGCCAGGCACTGTCGCCCGTGTCGGGGCCGCTGCTGTTCCTGTTGAGCGGTTTGGCGGAGGCGATCGGAATCATCGCCGAGGCCGCGCCGTGGATGGTTCAGGGCATCTGGCTCGCGATCGTCGCGATGCGGGTGTGGACGATCGCGCAGTGGGCTTTGAACGCGGCCATGTCCGCCAACCCCATCAGCCTGATCATCATCGGGATCGTTGCGCTCGTCGCTATCGGGATCTACGCGTTCAACAAGTTCCCGTGGTTCCGTGACCTGGTCCTCAAGGCGTGGGCCGGGATCAAGACCGCTTCGCTGTGGCTGTGGAACACCGTCCTGAAGCCGTTCTTCACGTGGTTCGGCGGCATCGTCGTCTGGCTGTGGCAGCGGATCATCCGCCCGTACATCGGGTTCCTGATCGCGTACTGGAAGACCGTCGCCCAGGTCGCGGTGTGGCTGTGGAACACGGTGCTCAAGCCGTTCTTCGTCTGGTTCGGCGGGATCGTTGTCTGGCTCTGGCAGAAGATCATCAAGCCGTACATCGGATTCCTCATCGCCTACTGGCGCAAGGTCGCCGACGTCGCGATCTGGCTGTGGAAGACGATCCTCGCACCCGCGTTCCGGGGCATCGGCGCCATCATCTCGTGGTGGTGGACGAACATCGTCAAGCGGTACTTCGGATTCGTCCGAGGCGCCATCAGCGTGCTCGGCGATGTGTTCCGCTGGCTGTGGCAGAAGGCCGTCAAGCCTGCTTGGAGCGGTATCTCTGGCGTCATCGGCACGATCTGGCGGGACGGGATCAAGCCCGCCTTCGACCGGCTGAAGGCCGCGGTCGGCAAGGTCGGTGACGCTTTCGAGGCTGCCCGTAAGGCGATCAAGATTGCGTGGGACAAGCTGAAGGGCATCGCCCGCACCCCTGTCCAGTACGTCGTGGACGTCGTCTACAACAACGGTATCCGCGGCGTGTGGAACAAGGTGGCGGGCGCGTTCGGGGCGAAGAAGCTGGAGAAGTTCACGTTCGCCCGCGGCGGCATCATGCCCGGTTACACGCCGGGTAAGGACGTCCACAAGTTCGTGTCCCCGACGGGCGGCCAGCTGGAGCTGTCCGGCGGTGAGGCCATCATGCGGCCGGAGTTCACCCGCGCGGTCGGCTCCGGTTTCGTCGGCGCCATGAACTCGATCGCCAGGTCCCGTGGCGCTCAGGGCGTCAAGGCGGCGCTGGCGCCCGTGTTCGGCGGCAACCCGACCACACCGACGGACCGGTCGCTGAAGTACGCGGGCGGCGGGGTCTACCCGGTGCAGCGGTTCGAGGACGGCGGCATTTTCGGCTGGATCGGCTCGGCGGCCTCCAAGGCTGCGGGTGCCGGCTCGGCGGCCTGGAACGGCATCAAGGCGGGCGCGTCGTGGCTCGGTGATTCGCTGGAGGAGTCGGCGCGGGCCGGGGTGAAGAAGGTCGTCAACCCGCTCCTGAAGTCGTTCCCGGGCATGGACACCGGCTTCGGCCGCATGATCCGCAAGGTTCCGGACCGGATCATCGACACCCTGTTCGGGTACACGAAGGAGGCCGACAAGAAGGGCGGCGGAGGCATCGGCGGCCCGAAAATCCAGGCCGCCACGCGGTGGGCGAAAACCCAGAACAGGCTGCCCTACCAGTGGGGCGGCAACGGCAACCCCAGCTGGGACTGCTCCGGTTTCATGTCCGCGATCGAGTCCGTGATCCGCGGGCAGAAGCCTCACCGCCGCTGGTCCACGCACGCGTTCAAGGGCGGCACCCCGCCCGGCTGGGTCAAGAACGGCCAGTCCGCGTTCAAGGTCGGTATCACCCATGCCGGCGTCGGCCACACCGCGGGCACGATCGGCAAGACGAAGGTCGAGTCCCGTGGTGGGGATGGCGTGGTTGTCGGGTCTCGGGCCCGCGGCTACAGCGACCGCCTGTTCACGTCCTGGTACGGGTTCAAGCCCGGCTCCTACGACTCGGGCGGCTACCTGCAGCCCGGCCTGAACCTCGCCTACAACGGCACGGGCCGCCCGGAGCCGGTGTTCACGACGGGGCAGGCCAACGCGTTGACGTCGATGGCCGGTCGCGGAGCGGCTGCGGGGCCTGCCTCCTTCCAGGGTGACCTGTACCTCGACAGCGGTGAGTTCCTCGGCCGGGTGCGGGGTGAGGCGCAGCAGGTCGTCGACCAGAACAACGGACAACTGCTCACGGCCCTCGGGGCTCGTCCGACACGGAGGTGATCTGTGGCGATCCCCGGGAATTTCCTTAGCCAGACGACGGAGTCGGTGGACCCGAACACCTCCGGGTGGGCGGCAAAGCTGAACTGCACGCTGGCGCTGGGTACGGGTGGCCGGAACGGCGACGGCTGCGTCCAGATGAAAGCGGTCGCGGCCGGGGAGATGCAGGCCCGTACCTACTCCTCCTATGCGGTCACCCCGGCGGAAACCTATTGGGCGTTCGCCGACGCCAGCAGCACCACGATCCCGGAACGGATCGGGATCCGCTGGCTGAACGCGAGCGGCGGCGAGATCAGCATCACGTGGTCGCTGACCACGAGTGCAGCCTCGTCAGCATGGCACCGCATCTCCGTTGGCGGGGCCGCCCCGGTGGGGGCGGCCCGCGCCCAGGTTCTCGTCTCCGCAACAGCCGGGGCACCCAACCAGATCCTGTTCTTCGAGAACGTCTACTTCGGCTATCCCCTCAGGTTCGCCCTCAACCTGCTCAGCTTCGACGCGGAGCAGCACGAGATCACCGGCACATCGTGGGCATCCGAAACGAACTGCGTGGTTTCCCGCACCGCCCCCCCTGTGCCGTGGCAGGTCGACTGGTACTACGCGGGCGGCGAAGTCCTCACCCTCACCGTCACCGCGAACGGCAACGCATCCGCCCTCTGCGCCGAGCGGCCCGCAGTGACTCCTGGGGTGGAGTACTTCGGGTACGCCTACCTCAACCCGCCGACCTCCGGCTCCGCATGCTGGGTGGAACTCCGGTTCTACAACGCGGGCGGCTCCCAGATCCAAGCCACCCGTTCCACGCTCGCGGCACCGGGCACCGACTGGTACCGGCAGACCGCATCCGCCGTCGCCCCCGCCGGCGCTGTGACAGCATCGCTGGCTGTCGGGATCACGTCCGGCACGGCCGCGCAGGTGGTCCGCAGCGACGGCGCCGTCGTCAAGCAGCGCACCACGTCCACCGTCAGCAGCGAACCCGACCCCAGCGTCGTTCTCTTCTCAGACGCCAACTTTGAGCAAGGCGTGGGCCAGTGGACGGTGCCGTCCGGGGTGGCAACGATCGCCCGGTCCACACCGTGGGGTGCGCAAACCTTCCAGGGCAGCTACAGCCTCACCGTCACCAGCAGCACCGCAACAGTCAGCACGATCCGGTCCGGCCAGTACGCGGTGACGGGCGGCGTGAACTGGCGGCTCAAGGTGGCAGCGAAACGCGTCGCAGGCGGCTGGACACTGGCCTCATCCATCCGCTGGCTCGACGGGGCACTCAGCCTGATCAGCACGACATCCAGCGTCGCAGCCGGCATCCCGTCCGACGGCTTGTGGTACATCCTCAACCAGGACTTCACCGCCCCGGCGAACGCGGCATTCGCGCAGATCGACTACACGCTCACCGCGACGTCCGCGAGCAGCACCCTGCAACTCGATCTTGTGCAACTGCTGCAGGTGCTGCCGGCCACGTCCGTTACGGTCGATGACGAGTCGGCGTCGACGCAGCTGACGGTCCGCGAGATCAGCTCCTCGCATCTGATGACCGTGTACCGGATCCTCGACGACGGGTCCCGGGCTTTGGTGCGCGGCACGGCCGGGTTGATCGAGTTGCTGGCTGTCGGCGCTGATACGTCCATCATCGCCGACTACGAGGCGCCGCTGGGGGTGCCGTTCTCGTACCGGATCGAGTTCTACAGCTCGACGACGGGCGCACTGGCCGAGTGGCGCACTACCGCCCTGTTCACGATCGATCCGGGTGACCGGAACTACGCCTGGCTGAAGGACCCTTTGCGGCCGCAGTTGAACCGGCGGGTGCTGGTCAGGCAGGCGCCGGACTGGCAGCAGCCGATCGAGCAGAACGTGATGCGGATCGCCGGACGTCAGAACGCAGTCGTCCTCTCGCGGATCCGTTCGGGCCGCGAGGGCTCGTTGACGGTGTGGACGCAGTCGGACGACGAACGGGAAGCCATGCGGTTCCTCATGGCGACCGGGAACGTCCTGCTGTGGCAGTCAGCCCCCGGTATGGGCGAGCCGGACGTGTACGTGTCCGTCGCTCAGACCAGCTATCCGCGTGTCACCTCCCATGCGCCGGAGTCGTGGCGGGAGTGGACGCTGCCGCTCACCGAGCAGGACCGGCCGACGGGCGGCACCGCTGGGTCTGCTACCTGGACGGTCCGCGATGTGGGCCTGGAGAACGCGTCCGTGCTGAGCCTGATCGGCCGCTACGCCACCGTCCTCGACCTGGCACTCGACCAGCGCACCGGAGGCTGAGAGGGGGCGGTCGTGTATCCCGTTCCTTCCTCCCGCTTCCTGCCCGCGCTGCGCGAGTCGCACGTCCCTTACACGCAGGTGCAGCTGCTGCGCGCGGACGGTGTGGTGCAGACGCTGGAACACGCGGACGGCAGCGTGACCGTGGACCGCGGCAGCGCGGTGCGCCGCACCTGCTCGGTCAGCGTGCCCGATATCAGCCTGATCCCGATGACGCCGACGGCACAGATGGCGATCTATGGTGGCCGGCTGCTGATCCGCCGCGGAGTCGTCTACGGCGACGGATCGTTCGAGTCGGTGCCGCTCGGGCTGTTCCGTGTCGACTCCGTGGAGGGAGATCCGGCGCTGGGCCCGGTCACCATCAACGGCTCCGGTCTGGAATCTGTTGTTGCGGATGACAAGTTTCTTGCCCCGTACACGACCCGCGGGGCGACCGCGGCGGTCACGGCGATCACCGGCCTGATCCAGGATTCGATCCCCGGGGCAGTGATCGTGAACCGGGCGTCGGATGCCACGTTGGGCACGATGACGTGGGATGTTCAGGGCGACCGGTGGGCGGCGGTGCAGGAGTGTGCGACCGCGATCGGCGCCGAAGTGTACGCGGACGCGGACGGCCAGTTCATCATCGCCGAGCTTCCGGACATGCTGACCGCCCCGGTCGCCTGGGATGTGGATGCGGGCGAGGCCGGGGTGCTGGTGTCGGCGAACCGGTCGTTCTCCCGCGAGGGCATGTTCAACGTCGTCGTCGCTTCCGGGGAGAACGCCGAGGACAACGTGGCAGCGGTGTCGGCGACCGCCTCGGACACCGACCCGACGAGCCCTACTTACGTGTCCGGGCCGTTCGGCAGGGTCCCGAAGTTCTACTCGTCGGCGACCATCATCAACTCCGGGCTGGCGCAGGGCGCCGCGAACAAACTCCTGCGGGACGCCCTCAAGCCGACGGCCACCGTCTCGCTCACGTCGCTGCCGAACCCGTGCCTTGAGCCCGGTGACGTCCTGCGCGTCACCTACGAGGACGGGCAGCGCGAACTCCAGCAGATCCAGTCCTTCTCCATCAGTCTCGGCCTGGACTCCATCACCATCGCCACCATCGGCGGAAAGCAGGACACCTGATGCCCGGCCCGTTCGAGGTGGCCGCCGGTATTGCGGCAGCCGCACGGCAGGCAGGCCGCGACGACCCCGAAGTGCGGCGGGGTGATGTGCAGTCCGGCACGGTCACTGCGGTCGGCGTCACTGCGGGCACTGTTGACGTCGGCAGTATCCGGGCCCGCCGCCTGGAGTCCTACCTGTCCCCGACCGTCGGCGACCAGGTGCTGCTCGTGCAGTCCGGCACCGGCAACTGGTGGGCCGCCGGCCGTATCGCTGGCGCGGCTGTCCCGATCGGGGTGGCGCGGCACGTGTACAAGACGAGCCCGACGGACCGGGCGAGCACGACCACGTTTGCTGACGATCCGGACCTGACGATGGTTCTGCCTGCGAACTCGGTCAACTTGGTCGAGTTCAACTTGTTCGTGGGCGGCCCGGCCAACGGGCTCATGGTCACGCAGTGGACGACACCCGGCGACGCGTCGGGGCTGAAGGGTGTTCAAGGGCCCGGCTCGGCGGCGACGGACAGCGCGGCGGACAACATCTCCGGCCGGTTCGGGTCGCACGGCTTTGGCACGTCCATCACCTACGGCCGCCGCAACGTGGCAACGAACCTGCTGTACGCGGTCGAGACGGGCGTCGTCTCCACCACCACGGGCGGCACGTGCGCGATCACGTGGGCTCAGTCCCTCTCCAACGCGACCGCTACCCGCATGGGCGTCAGCTCGTGGATGCGTGTCACCCGACTCAGCTAGGAGAACCACTGTGGCCCTTCAATGGAGCCAGCCCAGCACACCCGACTTCACGACACCGCCCACCGTGGACCTGTCCGCGATGAAGACCCTCGGCGAGTCCGGCGACAACGTGTCGATGACCGGGCGGATCTCCATCGGCGTGGAGGGCCCGACACCGGACGAGGCGACGGTTCTCGGCTGGCTCGACGTCGTCTACCAGGCGCTGAAAGCCGACGGCTGGACGGCGGACCTGCGGATCGAGCAGACGGCCGTGGTGCGCCGCAGCGCTGAGGAGGTCTGATGCCGACAACGGACACGTTCGGGCAGGCTTTCGCTGGCCTGGACTACGGTGACGTCCCCGATCTGAAGGTCATGGGCGACAACCTGCTGAAGATCGTGGGCCAGTCGGTGATGCGGTTCGCGTCCGCGTCCACCCGCAATGCGACGCTGACCGCGCCGGTCGCGGGCATGACTGCGTGGCTGAACAGCGAGAAAACTCTCACGATCTACGACGGCACGGCATGGGTGGCGGTCGCGGCCGGCACGCAGTCGTGGACGAACGTTTCTCTGGCGGCCGGGTTCACGAACAACGGCAACAGTAACGGGACCCTGCAGTACCGGGTGGTGAACCTGTTCGGGGAGAGCACGTTGATGCTGCGTGGCGGTATCAACGTCACTTACTCCGGCTCCCCTTCGGTGATCGCGAACGGTGGCGTCATCACGGGCACGGCGCTTCCTGCGGCGGCACGGCCGACGTCGCTGCGTTCGTTGACGGGTGCGTGCTCCACCACAAACTCGGACGTCCTGTCCGTGAAGTTGGACATCGCCACGGACGGCCACATCCAGATCGTCGGCACGACGTCGTCGACAGCGACCCCGAAGATCCAGCCCCCGTGGGTCAGCTTCAACGGCGTCTTCTGCAGCCTGTAAGGAGGCGGACGTGTCTACCGAGTGCAAGCTCTACCGAGGCGAGAAGCCGCAGATCATCCCGCCGAACACGTGGACGCTGGTCACCTACGAGAAGACGATCAGTAACGACCGGCACATGATGCGCGACTACGCGCTGATCATGCCGCCGTTCGACGGGCGGTTCCTGTGGTCGCGGAACCTGCGCTGGGCTGCTATCGCGATCCCCGGGGGCGACGACCGGCCCCGTCAGTTCATGTCGCGTTTCGTCCGCGACCCGCACGGCGTCCGTGACGACACCGGCGCCGACGACCGCGTCGCCACCCCCGGCCGCTCTTGGCAGACCGTCATGTGGCCGTTCGCCGGGCAGGCCGGGCAGCCGGTCGGCGTGGAGGTGTGGCACGACCACACCGAACCCTGGCCACTCGAACACGCCCAGTTCGTCGGCATGACCTGGGACTACTGAGAAGAAAGGGGCCCGCGCCATGGCCAGAACCGGACCGCAGAAGATCCCGGGCGCGTCGCAGTCGTACTTCTACGGGGCCGGGCAGTACTCCGGCTCCGATATGGAAGTGAACTGCGGCGTCGTCCACACCACCGAAGGACGAACGCTCCCCAGCTACAACGGCGGAGCCATGGCGCCCACCGTGACCGGCGTTCCCGACATCCCCGCCAAGAAGATTCGCTGGTACCAGCACTACGACGTCGACGAGTCCGCGCGTGCCCTCGCGAACAAGCTCGGCGGCGTCGCCACGAACACGGCGAACGCCTTCCAGATCGAACTCGTCGGCACCTGCGACGACACCAAGTCGACCACCTGGGGCGGCACGAGGGCTGGCGTCGACTACATCTACTGGCCGGCTGCCCCCGACTGGGCGCTCGCCGAGGTCGCGTGGCTGGTCCGCTGGCTCAACGCCAACCACGGAATCCCGCTGACCTGTGTGAAGGACTGGCTCGCCTACGGCAAGGACGCGCGCCGCCCCGGCATCACCCCGGCCTCCTACGGGGCGAGCCCGGCCCGGATGACCTTCGCCGAGTGGAACGCATTCAAGGGCTGGTGTGGGCACCAGCACGTCCCCGAGAACGACCACGGCGACCCCGGCTCGATGGATTTCGCGCGGGTGATCGCCCTCGCGAAGAACGGCACCACCCCACCCCAGGAGGACGACGTGGCCCTGACCGTGGACGACGTGAAGAAGCTTTGGACGACCGACAACGTGATCGGCGTGCCTGCCGACTGGTCGCCCGGCAACGACTACTGGACTGCGGCGTCGCTGCTGGTCGACCAGGGGAAGCGGCTGCGTTCCCTCCAGGCCGACCTGAAGGCCCTGTCGGCGGTGAACGGCGAGCTGGTGAAGACCGTCGCCACTCTCGCCGCGAACGTCGGCGATCTTGACCCGACCGCGATCGTCGCCGAACTGAAGGGCGCGATCGAGTCCGTCACCATCCACCTCGACGCCGACGGCGTCTGAGTAGGAAGTGAGAACGCTCATGAAGATCTTTGGCAGAGAACCGGTCGTCGTCCTGAACAGCCTCTCGGCCATCCTCGGCCTGATCGTCTCCCTCGGCTTCACCGCACTGACGGCCGAGCAGGCCGGCGCGATCGTCGCCGTCGCCTCCGCGATCCTCGGTGGCATCGCTGCCGCGATGACCCGGCCGGTCGCTCCGCAGGCGTTCACCGCGATCGTCGCGGCCGGGGCGACGGCGGTGGCGGCGTTCGGGTACGAGGTCAGCCAGGGGACGGTGGGCGCGGTGAACACGCTCGTCCTCGCCGTGCTGACGCTGCTGACCCGCGTGCAGGTCACCCCATCCTCGCCGTCGGCGCCGACCGGCCCGCAGGGCGTGTAGATGCGGTGCCGGGCGGTCCGTTGGCTCGGGAAGCGGCTGGGCCGTCGCGGCGTGTTCCTCCTCATCCTCGGCATCGGGAAAACCTGCTGGGGCGTGAGCTTCCTCGTCGACCCGCCGCCCGCCCAGGGCCTGGAACTCATCACCCAGCTCTGCGGACTGCAGCACTGGGCGTGGCTGTGGATCGCGGCCGGCCTCGTCACCGGCGCGTCGGCGTTCGCCCGTATCGGCCGGGACTGGTTCGGGTTCCTGGCCGCCCTGATTCCCCCCGCAGTGTGGGCCACGGCCTACACGTCCGCCGTCATCAACGGCGACTACTCCCGCGGCGCATACGTCGCGGTCTGGTACCTCACCTCGCACGTCGGGGTCATCATGTGGGCGGCCACGGTGCCCGAGCATTCGGTCCCCCCAGTGTCGCGGCCTGCCCGGAAAGGCAAGGCGCCGTGACGGTGTGGGCGGGACTCGTGGCCGCGTTCGGAACGGTCGGCATGGTCGTGGCCGGGTTGTTCACCGCGCGGGCAACGACGCGGGCAGCGCAGGCGACAGCTCGGGCGAACGAGGCTGCGGCGAGGGTGCAGGCGGAGCCGAATCAGCGGGCGGAGGACCGGGCTGCGTTCGACGCGATCAAGAAGGAGCTGCGGGAGGACCTGACCGCAACGCGTGAGGAGGTTCGGTCGCTTCGGTCGCTGGTGCGGGCGTTCGCCTGGTACGTCGCCGAGCTGACGACCCAGATGCGCGAGCACCGGATCGAACCCCCGGCACCGCCGGACCGGGTGGACGAGTACAACCGAACTGGAGTGTGACCCGTGGAGCCGATCCTTGCTGTGCCGCGCCGGGATGACACGGCCGCTGACGCGCGGGCCCTAGAGCAGCTCGGTGTCATCGAACCCCAGCCGACCCCCGCGCCATCCCCCGAGGCGCCGCCCGTCGAGAGTCCCGCACCGCCGGCGCCGGATCCGGTCGACCAGCAGGAGGCGGCCGATCTGAGCGCAGCGCTCGTCGAGGCTGGGGTCACGGCGACTGCGGAGGATCAGGCTGCGGTGCAGGCGCTCGCCAAGCTGGATGCGGCTACCGTCTCAGCGGTGACCCGCTGGATGCAGGCGAAGAAGACCAAGCCCGAGGTGGGCAAGTAGGGAGAGCCAGTGCCCGAACTCAAGGACGATGACCCGCCGCCGTTCTGGCTGTCGCCGCGGCCGTTCCTCGAACCTGATCTGCCGCTACCGGTCGACGATGACGCTGAATGATCTACGCCCCCGTCTGTTCCTGCCTTACGGCGGGACGGGCGGGGGCGGTTTCGTCTTACCCTGAGTGCAGTCGCTGGCCTGAGAAGCCCGCGCGTCGGACGCATCCACGGCCCGGCGCGTGACGCGGCGAGTGGGTAGGAGGGCCGGAGCCGACGGGCAACGGCCCTCCGCTACTCGCTCCGCGTCATCACATACACGGTGCCGCTGACGGATGGCGCCTTCGCCGTGAGAACGCGCACTCCAGGAAGAGGCTGATCCTCCTCGAAGACGGGCGGCCCGCTCGGGACAAGGATGAGGCGAGGAGCCGTCACCCGGTTGTACGGCAGGCCCTCCCCGCCGAGCGCAGCCTCAAGCGTGAACTCCGGCAGTGGCGTCAGCGCAGACCCTCGTGCGCCGAGCCACTCAAGGATCCGCGCGGCCAGCCTCTCGCAGCGTGCGATCGCCTCATCGGTTTGCGGGATCAGATCGAGCGCGAGATGAAACCGGGGTGACGGCCCTATGGCGAGCGGATCTAGGTAGCCCTCGTATTCGGGCATCTCTCCGGTGAGGCGCAGTTCGATTCCCGGCGAGGGCTCAACGAGCGTCTCGTTGCCGTCAGCAGCGAGTCGGACCCAGTCGACGGACATAGGCGCGGCAGTCGTCATGCCCGGAGGGTAGCGGTTGGGGGCGAGACGAGGCGTGCCGTCCACCTCGGCTGGTAGCGCATAACGTTCCCTTATGCGCTAGAATTTGAGGATGACTCAGACCCCCAGCAACCCCGCCGATCGCTGGTATTCCGCTCAGCACACCGATCACTGCGTGACGAACAAGCTGGAGCAAGGGCAGATCGTGATCGCTGGCCGAAGGCCCTTCCGCATAGACCGCGTAGCCGAACTCCCATCAGAGAAGTGGCCCGAGGAGTTCGTCAGTGTCTGGCTCGACCGCGGGATGCCGGATGCCGAGGAATGGCGCGACCGCCCGATGCGCGTCACCGGCTTCTGGGAAGGCCCCGACGCCGACACGCGAGGACACGGCACGACCGCTCCAGCAAGCCACATGTGGGACGTGCTGCCCGAGCACTATGCCGTCTGCCACAAGTGTTTCGAGCTGCCCCCGTGCCGTCACGTCCACAACGAGCGCGTCATGCAGCGAGCCACCGCGCGCATGACCGAGGACATGTCCATCCTCCCCGGCACCTGCCACGGCTGCCGTGAGCCGATCACGAAGCGACAGAAGTCCTTCACCTTCCCCGGCGCCAACCTCATCCGACCCGACCTCGGGGATCACAGCGCCATCTTTCACACCCGCAGCAAGTGCTACGGCGCGCTGACCGCTTACGACAAGCGATGGGCGGCGGCAGAGCCCGACCGCACGCGGCTGTTCTTCTGCGAGGGCGCCCGGACGATCCACCACACCGGAGACGTCGACTGCGACAACCCACAGTGTCTCGCCAAGGGCGACCTCAAAGACCTGGTTGATCACCGGTGCAGCATCTGGCACCGGCCTGGAACGCCGGGCCGACTGTACGACGCGATGCGAGACTTCGGGCGCAACCCCGGCGAGGGAAACGACACCTGCTGGTGCCTCACCGATGCGGACCGCAGGAATGCCGCATGACCGACGGAGAGTTGGCCACCTCCCCCACCGGGCAGTCGATCGCGCTGCCCGGCTCGGACCTGTTCGAGGAAGTCCGCCGCAAGCTCATCGACGACCTCGGCCAAGTCCAAGTCGACCGACGCGGCCAGGAGCGCATCTACCGACCCCGCGCCGAACTCCTCGCCGAAACCGTCACCCCCGACACCTTCGTCATGGTCATGGACTGGCTGTCCTCCACCCGACGAGGCAGCCTCCAGACCAAACGCAACTACGTAGACGACATCCGCCGCGTCTGGGGCAGTTACGCGCAGGAGCTCGGCCACGAACGGTTCGCACTCGGCTGCTTCACCGCCGATCACATCCGCGCCTGGCGCCTCCGGATGGAAGGCCGGGGGACGCCGCCAACGACGATCGCCCGCTACCTCAACGCGCTCTCCTCGCTCCACACCTACGCCGCCGAGAAGATCGACCTCCCACGGAACCCAGTCACCCAAGACGACCGGCCGAAGGTCGACAAGGGCAACACGTCCCGCAGCACGCCAGTGCTGGAGATCGAGGAGATCCAGGCCGTCGCCAACGCGGCAGAGAACGAGTTCGACCTCCTCGTCGTGCTGCTCCTCTACACCCTCGCTGGACGCGTCACCGAAATGGTCGTCGCCGACGTCGACAAGCGGATCGAACGCGGACGCCGCTCCTACCTCGACGTCACCCGCAAGGAACACAAGGAGCGGATCCTCCCGCTGCCCACCACCGTCGCCGAGCTCCTCGACGCCCACACCGCAGGCCGCACCGAAGGCCCGCTCCTCCTCGACGCCGACGGCCGCCGACTCGACCGGCACGACGTCGCCCGCCTCCTCACCCGCCTCGGACGCAAGGCGCGGGTCCTCACCTGCCCCACCGTCGGCAAGCCAGGGCACGCCTTCGCCCGCTGCAAGGTCTGCCGGAAACTCACCCCGCACGTCCTCCGGGCATCGCGCATCACCCACATGCTCGACGCCGGCGAGCCCCTCGCGGAAGTCCAGGCGTTCGCCGACCACGACAACCCAGCGACCACCGTCGGCTACTGGAACCGCCGCAAGAAGGGCGAGCGCAACGCCGCCCACGTCGATGCAGCCGAAGCGCTCTTCAGTGGCATCGCCAACCGATTCCACCTGGGGGAGAAGTGACCGTTCACGAGGACGCCGCCGAGGCCCTATTGCAGGACATCCTCCGAGACGAGAAGGCGACAAACGCCATGCTCAAGCTGCGGAACCGCCACACCCAGGGCGAGATGGACGAAGGCGGCATCTACAGGACTGGCTACGCCGATTCGCTCGGCAGCTCCGCACGGTACGCGCCCAGCAAGTGGCCCCTGTACCAGCATGCTGCATTCGCCCAGATCCACGCCCTCATTGGAACTGGGGACGTTGCCTACACCTCCATTAGCACTGGAGGCCGGCCTGGGCCCGACGCTGATCGTGTCGGCAACGCCAGCAAACTGCAGGACACCATGACGCCGTTTCGGGCAGAGCTCGATATGACGCAACATGGCGCTGACTCTGACGGCGTCCTCTCGTGGGACCAACCGCTGAAGATCTCCCAATCAACCGGAGCTCACTTCTACCCCTCGCCATGCCGGACCGGCGAATACGCGCTCCTCACTTCTCCGACCGTCTTGGATGCCGGCTCCGCCCCCCTCGAAGTCGGCGACTCCTGGCCTTCGCGCACCCTGCTGCACCTTTGGGAGGACGGGGCTGTGGCCAGATGGCCCTACGGATCAGAGCTGATATGGCTATTCGTCCACCACAAGAAGTCCTCCTTTCTGTGAGTCCTAGCGCCGCACTGGGACCCGTTCCATGGCTGGGCTCAGCCGCGCGCCATCGACCCGAACGGCCTCGACAGCCATCCCGCCTACGTCTTGGCTGCCAAGCTGGGGGAGAGGCTCCAGTCTGAAGGAGGCCCGGATGACCCATAGGCAACGGCCGCGCGCCCGCTTCGTCACCGGCGGCCCGACCTGGGACGAACGGCAGGCGAGGGCGAATCAGGGGCCGCCAAGGCTGACGAAGAAGCAGAAGGCGGCTCGCAAGCCCCTGATACAGATCATGGACCGGCTAGCCGATGCCGTGAAGGCGAGGGACTGGCAAGCCGCCCGGGCCGCCCGCCGCTTGGCTTGGGAGGTCGTGAATCAGCTCGATCCGGCACTGACCCGGGAAGAGCGGAAGCAACTGGGGGAGTACAAGCAGCGCATTCTCGAGGGAGAGAGACGCCATCGGCCGAGCGAACAGCGCGGCCGGTCACCAGGACGTCGGCGGCCCACGGCGGGTACACAGCCGCACCAGGTCGCGGCGGAAGAGGCACAGAGCGAGAAGGCAGCCAAGAGAGCCGCCGCCAAGATCAAAGGTGCAGGCACCTCGAAGGGGCACCCTCGTCAGCAGGTCGACAGCCCGCCTGACTGAGAACGGCATGCCAGACTGGCCGCCAGCCCG